AGATTTTGTCTATGTAATTAACTGGACACGTTAAGCCTGCTCCTAAAGTTGAAGCTGTACGCACGTACTCTGAAGCTGAAGAAGCTACTTTCGTTCAGATGGTTAACGATGGCGCTTTCGTAGAAGCTATCGCTGACGCTCTTGATCGTTCAGTAAACTCTGTACGTGGTAAAGCTCTTAGCTTGCTTCGTTCAGGCGACATCGACGCTATCCCTAAGCAAGAAGTTACTAAAGGTTCCTCTAAGGAAGATCCTTTGGCTGACATCGCTGACATTGGTAGCCAGACTGTCGAAGCTATCGCAGAGCAAATTGGTAAGACCGCCCGTGGCGTTAAGACTATGCTCACTCGTCGTGGCCTTTCAGCCGCTGACTATGATGGCGCTTCTAAGAAAGAAAAAGCTTCAGCTTAATCCTTCTTAGTAACACTCAAGGGTAGACTCTTCGGGGTCTGCCCTACATTTTAGATTTGAAATCGGGAGACTTTCAAAATTGAACATCGCTAGTGCGCTCATAAAGCAAGTGCTTGAGCTTCAGGACTTTCAGACCTGGAGTGTTGCGCACAAGCATTACTTTGCAACAGAATATCATAGTCTGCATAAGATTATTGATAAGCATTGCGAAGAGTTTCATAAAGTCCCTACGATTGAAGATCTAAAGTTTGAGATTCGTGATTCAGCTACTCGAGAGAAACTCTACGCAGTAGAAGCAGTCGAGGTCGATGCAGACCCTCAGATGCTTCTCGAGTATCTGAAGAACGAATACACTCAGAAAGAAATTCTGGACTCGCTAGAAGATTATGTTGAGAACTCCGTTGCATTTGAGAATGCTCAGGAGTCCGTCAACCACTTACATCAGATCGTCCTAGACGTTGAAGATAAAGTAGATCTTGAAGACCCGCAGGAAAGTATGCAACGTATTGAACTGTTCGAGCCAGAAGAAGATTTAGCCAAGTACATGAAACTCGGTCTTAACGAGGAGTACGACTACGAAATACAGTTCTCACCTAGAGATCTTGTTATGGTTGGTGGTCGACGCGGTGCTGGTAAATCTGTTATCTGTGCAAACATTGCTAACGCAGTGTATGCCTCTGGTAAATCGGCTATGTATTTCACTATTGAAATGGATAGCCGGTCTATCCTTCAAAGATGTTGTTCCATCGCTACTGAAGTTCCCTTTGCTCGTTTACGTACTCAAAACTTGAGTGTTGCCGAGTGGGAGAAAGTAGCAGGTTGGTGGGCAGCACGTTATGTTGATGGACAAGACCGCTTGAAGGAGTATAGACAACATCGTGACTTCAATAAGTTGCACACAGCACTTAAAAACAACTGCGAGCTTCTCCCGACTCAGCAGTTGGATGTAGTGTATGACCCTGCACTTACTCTCTCCAAGATTCGCGCAGAGCTTGACAAAAAAGTCAGACCTCTGAATGTTGGTGTCATTATTGTTGACTATATTAATCAGGTAAAGCGGTCGAGTCTACCCTCTCGTGGTGGACAGTACGACTGGACAGAACAAATTGAAGTGAGTAAGGCTTTGAAGTCTATGGCTCAGGAGTATGACTGCACAGTATTTTCCCCTTATCAAACGGATGCTAGTGGTGAAGCTAGATTCGCTAAAGGTATTCTCGATGCGGCAGATGCCGCTTATACGCTAGAAACGTGGGATCACGAAGATGAATGTATTACATTTAACTGTGTGAAAATGCGTAGTGCTTCAATGAAATCATTTACCTCTCAAGTAGACTGGGATAGCCTCAAGATTGGCCCTGAAACTGCTATGACTCCAAAAGAGAAAGATGATTCCTCGCACAAAACTGGCGAATCCATTGATGATATCTAAAAATATTTCTTGACATTTTATCTTCTTTTGCGTATAATATACGGATACTTAAAAGGAGATAAAGCATATGGCACTTACATTCGGCAGTCTACGACATACACCCTCTGGTAGGAAGCGCAAGCCTTTGCCTAAAGCAAAGAAGCGTGTTACTGAGTGGAAAGCATACGAAGCCCCAAAGACTTATCGCAGAGAGACCCCAGAGTATCCATCTTTTGAGGATAAAGGTCACTGCACAGATCTAGTAGAAAAGCCACAGTTAGATAGTAAGTATACGATTGCACCTGCCTATAACAAAGGTGCATACCAAGTAATCAGTACAGAAAACATTAAGGACATCGGTAGGTGACAGTAGAAGAACTATTAACATCAAGAGATGTTTATTTTATACCCAAAGGCGCAGACGCTATCGTTAGCTGTCTTAACCCTGAGCACGCAGATAGAAATCCTAGTATGCGTATCGACAAGATCACTGGTATCTTTCAGTGCTTTTCCTGTGGGTATAAAGGAAACATTTTTACACACTTTGGTGAAAAGGCAAACCAATTACAACTAAGACGAGAATTACTAAAAAAGAGAATTAGAGAGAAAAGGTCTGAGTCGGTTGGTTTGTCCTTTCCAAAGAATATTACCCCATATCTGGGCAACTGGAGAGAAATTAAACCTGAAACATACAAGAAGTTTGAAGCTTTCCAGCATCATGACCCTGACCATATTGGTCGGATTGTATTTCCAGTACGAGACATATCTGGTCGTATTGTAGCCTTCAATGGTCGACATACGACAGGCGGTACACCTAAGTACATGATCTCGCCTGCGGGTGCGAAGATGCCTCTATACCCTGTAGTAGAGCCTATAAAAGGTTCTGTTATACTTGTAGAAGGTATCTATGATATGGTAAATCTGCATGACAAAGGACTAGACAATGCAGTATGCTGTTTTGGAACAAAGAATATCAATGAAGATAAGTTACGTATGCTTTCGATACAAGGTGTAGAAGAAGTAGTAATTTTCTTTGATGGAGATGACGCAGGACAGTCTGCGGCAAAAGAAGTAAAGGACATGGCAGAGCGAGTAGGCTTAGCCAGTAGAAACGTAGCGCTCAAGGACACAGACCCAGGAGCACTACCCATAAAATCAGTACAAACACTAAAGAGTAAATTATATGCCTAAAGTTGCATTAGTAGAAACTAAACCAAGTAGAACAAATTTTAAGAAAGAATTCGATGATGAGTTTGAGTTTGACCAGTATCAACTCTGTTCAGACCCAGGCATCAAAAAAGTACTTAAACGAGACTGCGACATCGAGATTGATGTAGACGCGTACGACTGGCTTATTCTAGTCGGTAGTGATGCACTCAAGTACTTTACCTCTGTGAATTCGGTCACAGAGTACTCTGGCAAGAAGGTCGAAGAGAAATTCCTGCCTGTTATTAACCCTGCCATGCTCGCATTCAAGCCCGAAGCACAGCGTACATGGGACGACTCTAAGCAGAGTATTGTAGAGTACATTAACGGCAATAAACAAGATACCGTAATTACTGAGTACAACGCTTGGGGTATACAAGATACAGAGGAAGCCAATGCTTTTATACGTGCTGCTATTGACGCCCCTCTTCCTTACGTTGCTCTTGACTCGGAGACAACCGGACTTTATCCACGTGACGGCCACATGCTTGGCATTAGTCTTAGTTATGAAGCTGATAGGGGTGCATACATAGATACAGAATGCTTTGACGAAGAGACAGAGCGTTTATTGCAAGAGTTGTTCGACAAGAAAACAGTAGTATTCCACAATGCCAAGTTCGATATGGCGTTCTTCGAGTACCACTTTAACTTTAAATTCCCTAGCTTTGAAGATACAATGCTTCTACACTACTTGATTGATGAGAACCCTGGTACTCATGGTCTGAAGCAGTTGTCTATGAAATATACTAAGTATGGGGACTATGAGAAACCAATGTACGAGTGGATTGATAACTATCGTAAGCAACATGGTATTCTCAAAAACGATTTTAACTGGGGTGATATCCCCTTTGACGTTATGAAACTATACGCTGGCATGGACGCTGCTTGTACTTTCCTTCTCTACGAGAAGTTTGTAAAGATTAAGCAAAACAAACGCCTAGCCAAAGTGTATGATAACATACTAATTCCTGGTTGCCGTTTTCTGACGGACATCCAAGACAATGGCGTACCGTTTGATAAGCAGCGTCTGCTAAAGTCTCAGTCTCTCATGCAAGACGAGATTGACGAAGCAGTAGCGGAGCTATACAAGCATCCCGCCATCAGTAAATTTGAGAAAATTAATGGAAAAGACTTTAATCCTAACAGTACTGTTCAGCTTCGTAGTCTACTATTTGACTTCATCGGGCTTACTCCTACTGGAAAAAAGACTGGAACGGGGGCGAATTCAACAGATGCGGAAGTTCTTCAAGAGTTGGCAGAGCAATCCGAAGTCCCCGGACTTATCCTTGCTATCCGACAAAAATCTAAGATTAAAAATACTTATCTGGACAAAATCTTTCCGCAGTTGGACAGAGATAGTCGCTTACGGACAGGTTTTAACCTTCACGGCACAACTAGTGGGCGGCTCAGCTCTAGTGGCAAGCTTAATATGCAGCAACTACCCCGAGATAATCCCATTGTTAAAGGATGTATTAAAGCAGCTCCTGGACATAAAATTGTAGCAATGGATTTGACTACAGCAGAGGTATATGTAGCTGCTGTACTTGCAAAGGATAAAGCACTTATGGATGTGTTTAAGTCTGGAGGCAACTTCCACAGTGCAATTGCACACAAAGTATTTAAGCTACCTTGTGAAGTAAGTGAAGTAGCAGAATTATACAGTATGCAACGTCAGGCGGCTAAAGCCGTAACCTTCGGTATCATGTATGGTGCGGGAGCAAACAAGATTAGTGAGCAAGTCACAAAAGACAGTGGTAAACCTTTCACTAGAAACGAAGCTCAAGAAGTAATTGATGATTACTTTAAAGAGTTCCATAAATTAAAATCATGGATTGAAGAGAATCAAAAGTTCATTCAACAGAATGGTTTCATTTACAGCTTCTTCGGAAGAAAAAGGAGATTACCAAATGTCGCATCGACAGACAAAGGCATCCAGAGTCATAGCGTTAGGTCTGGTCTTAACT